GACAATGTGAAGCCTGTGCCAACACAACCTCTGCATACTATATTATGATATGTAGCATCTGCACCTGCATCTATAAATCTTATATTAAATGTTCCAGGAGAAGATGTTGAATCATGTTGATATGATGCAGTAGGAAATGTATAATTGTTATTTAATGCTGCTTCACTGCTTGCATCTTCAAATACTGCTTCTGTTGCATATAATACAGAATCAGGAGTACCTCTTAATGTAGTTTCAAAAGTCCACATTTTAGTACCTTCTGAATGATGCCCTTGTGATGCTGTTTGCGTAAATTGTCCTGCTCTTTGTGCAGAAAATTCTAATGGTACTGATGCTTCAGGTATTGTAAAACTTGTTACTTGCAGTTTTTTTAATCCTGCATTATCAGGCGTATCACCTCCATCTCTACCCACTTTTGTTTCTTTTTCTAACCAAACCGAAACATTTTGGCTTGGAAAATAATTTGTCGCTTGTGACATTATTTAACTCCTTTTTTCTTTACTTTTGTTTTCTTTTTCTGTTTGGTTTCTATTGGCTCTAATTCAAGTTGTACTGATTCAGGCAAAGAATCAAAATCAGTTATTTCTATTGAACCACCTTTTAATAAATTATTTATCTTATGAACACCAAAAAACTTATTATCTAAATCTTTAAATCCTTTTTTTGCTTTATATTTCATATTTTCCCTATGTAAAATGATTAAAATGTTGTATGGTTATTTCATATTCTGCTATATGCAAATTAGATTCTTCTTCATTTTCTTCATCTTGAACATTATAATTAATCGTATCTATAATTAATGCTGCCCAATTATTACTTGTATTCACCTGATTATCTAGCAAATGCTTTCTCAACCTATCTATTTTGCCTTTTACGGACTTATTAATTAATTCTTGACTTGTATCTGCCTTAAAGTAATATCGCAGGTTTAAAGCGTATTCTCGTGTTTCAAAATTAGTTGCTTGTTCTACGCTTGTGCTAGATATTAGATTAATCTTGATACATTCGTTGCCTATCATCTTAAATGTATTGCCTATATATACATTCTGAAATTCAGTAGATATTACTGACCTTAATCCTAATTCTACTTCATCATATGCTATTTTATCGTATGTTATCGGCATTATCTATGCAAACTTATGTTTCTTGTTACTGTATTTGTTTCTTCTAAATGCTCACTATATACTTCTATTTCCCATTGGTCATCAACAGACATACTTGCACCTTGAAATCTTAATTTTAAACCTCCTAATGCTCCCCAATCATCTAATCCACCTGTAACAATATTATCTGTTGTTTCACTACCAAATAACTTATCATTTCCATAATATTCTACTTTGCATTTAGCCACACCATATGCTCCTGCTGATGTGCAGGTTACTCTAATTAAATCATATCCATTTCTACCACCAAAAAACTCACCTTCTGTTTCTACTAAATACATAGTTCCTGCTCTTGTTATTTCTCTTATTGAACCTTGACTATCTTTGTTGTCTATTTCAAATGATAATTTAATTTTGCCATCATTAATCTTATCTACTAAACCTGTGTTTTCTGCATTACTAACCATATCCATATAAAATTGTGCTTCTTCTGACATAGGGTCTTTTGACCTTATTAAATTAGCAGCACATATATAACAAGTAGATTTAATTATTACAGGGTCATATTCAGGTGTTAAACCACTTGCTGCACCTTCTTTTACTTGTGTTGATTTAGGTAATGGCATTTGAAATCTAGCATCTAACAAGTTATTTAATTCCATACTCGCATTTACTAATTGTTGGTCAATAAATGTTTCAAAATCTACACCTGCTTCAAATACTTGTTCATTGACAGTTGTAGAAGAATAGTTACTATTAAAATATTCTACTATATTTGTGCTTGCAGTATATTTAAATTCACCATTACTATTAGGAGTATCTGTTACTTTTGTTGCTTCTTCTCCATTTACAAAAAATACACCAACATATCCACTGTCTTGAAAAGTGTGTAGATTTAATGCAGTAGATGTTGGAAATATTTGTGTTTTTTGGTCAAAATCACCGAAGTTATTAAAGTAGTTCTTTAAATCAGACTGACTTGCATATTTAAAATTTGTTGCCATATTTTATTCCTTATTTTCTAGGGTATCTACCACCCCAACCTTTCTTGCCTTTACTTGGCTTAGGAGTAACCTTTTTAGGTCGCCCTCTCATTTTTCCGTATGTTCCTTTACCTTTTGGCATAATACCTCCTTATGAGTAACAAATTATTGTTACTTCTCCGTTTTTCAATGGATTCATAGAACGCCCTGCTACCAATTTAACCATATTCTCTAAACCACTTGCTCTTGTTGGTATACCTGCATGAGCAGAAGCATAAGCAAATGATGTTTTAAACTCTGCTCTATATGATGCAGAAAAATCAACTATTCCTGTATCATAGTCTATCGTTCCACGCCCAACATCACCTACTAAATTTCCGTTACCATCATCTACTAACATATTTTGAACATTTTTAACTCTTTTACCACTTTGAACATCTGTTATTTTTTCTTGTGGGTATCTAGTTAGAACAGGCTTCTCATGTGCAGCAGTATCAGGTACATTGCCTACACCCCATGGCTCAGTTCCGTCTGATGGGTCTGCCAATGTTATACTATCTCCATCTATCATTTTTTTAGCACTAAATCTAATATCGCTATTAACTATCTCTACTTTATAATCTAAATTAGCATCATCAAATGCTTGGTTAATAAGAGAATTGACTTTACCCCAACTTACATCAGAAGAATCAGTTGTAAAAGCAATATCAGCAGTTGTTCCTAAACTGTCTGTAATTCTAAACTCGTATGCAGTAGATGCTGCTAATCCTGTTGAATCTGATGATGATACATTTACACCTAAATTTTGATAACCACCATGCAATGGAAATTGAATTGATGCACTTCCTGGCACTACACCTCCTGCAACAGCAGTTGCTGCTGTACCTCTTGGAACTTCTCCACTATCACCTAATAATTGTCCTCTAAATCTACCATTAGCATCTGTTCTAATATTAGTGCCACTATCATCTTCTGTGCCTTTATCATGCAGATGATTTCCTGCATACATAAAAACATTAGTATTATCAGGAATAACTTGCCCTGTGTATCCTAATACATTTCTTTCTACAGTAAGAATATCCCCATTAATTGATACGACTTTCATTGCATCTGATGTTGATGTGTCAAAGAAAATATAATCTCCTTCTCTAAATTTTTCACCACCATCATCTAATCTAATTGTCGTAGAGTCTGCTGCATCTTCTGTAACTGTATCGCAACCCATATCGCCACCCTTTGAATGTGTAGCATCAAATGTTGCAACTTTGCTTGTTGCTAGTGCTAGTGCAGTTGATGTCCCTAAAGCATTAGAGTTTCCATCTGCTCCTTCAATTAATCGCATATTGTTTGAAAAAAACATTTCGCCTGCACCTAGCATTGTAGATAAATACATCAAAGCAGTTGCCTGTGTGCTATCTGCTGCCCACCCTGCTGTCTGTAATTGAATTTCTACACCTGTCGTTCCACTATTATATATACAAAATGCTTTCGGTGCTGCTGTTAAAGTACAGGTTTTAATCGGTGATTCATCATCAGGACTAAATGCTATCAAATCTGTAAATCCATCTGAATTATCTATATAAAATTTTGATACTGTTTCTTCTGTGTAATTTTTTGTGTTAGTAAAGGAGTTTCTCGTTCCATCTCCCTCTACTGTTAATGTTGATTTGACATTTGCCATTTCTTTCTCCTATACTAAATGATATTTTACTTTAATGTTTAAACTTAGGTCTGAATTAACCGAATCCATTTCTAAGAACGCTAATATTACTTTTCCTGCTGACACACTATTACTATCTACAGTCCATGTGCTTAAATAAGCCTGTTCATTCCCTGCATTAGTTACATCACTATTATGTGCTAATAATGTTCCACTTGCTAGAGCAGATGTAGAGCCACTATTAAATGTATATGAATACAAGTGCATACGAGTAGTATCACCTGTTGCATTATCTGCACCTTCCAATGAATATACTGCATCTATATAAATATTATCAGAAACATACCACATTAACGGAACTAATTGTGAAGCATATTGACTTGTAGTATCAGCAGTTGTAAAAGATGTATCAGGGTCTGTACCTGTTCCAAAATCAACTATATTTGTATTGCTAGCACCACCACCTGCTGCCATAAAAGGAATCCCATAATGAGTATTAGCAGATAAGTGTGAAAAATCTGCATAATTCACTCCAAAATAAGCATATTGTGTAAGCACATTAAATTGTCCTAGCCCTGCTTTTACTACGCTATTTGTAGAATCTACTGTCAATAAACCTGTTCCACCTTTTGACCTTACTGAAAAAGCAGAAGTTGTATCATCATTTTGTGGTGCAATCCTTAGAGAATCATCACTTAAAGATAATGCTGACTTTGTGCCTTCTCCGTCAGTAATTGATTCTAGCGTTGCATCTACTCCATTTACATCATCATCTACTCTCAATAATGATTTATATGCACTTGCTATACTTTTTCCTGTTAAACCTGCCATAATATTCCCTTAAGTTGTTATATCCCATTTAAATACTAAAGTAACATTAGTATCTTGTGGTGCTGATGGAGTGTCTAATCTAACAGAGTAAATCCTGCCCTTAACAAGTGCATTTGTTCCACTTGTCATATTATTAAATTCTACAATAAGACTTGTATCATCTGCTATGTTTACAGATGTATCCATTGTTCCTATTTCACTTCCCGGAACTTCTGTACCATCTGATGATTCATATATATCAAACTCTATTGTTCCATTTTGTGCGATTTCACTTCTAAATGTTGCCCTTTCAAGAGTGCCATTATAAGGTGCAACCATAGCCAATCTTTCATTACCACTCGATAAAGATGTGCTTTCAATTATATATCCTGTCATAGGAATATAACTTGCTGAGGTGCTACTGCTATTAAATCCGACACTCATAAACTGATAATAATACTTATTAATATTTTGACCTTGAACATTCCCTGTAACATCTAAATCACCAACAACCTTCATTTTATCTTTCGATAATTGAAAAGGTGCATCAGTACCATCTGCATCTCTAACTAATTTTAGATTTTCATCTATCGCATCTGTTATTTGCAATATTTTAGACATTCTTTTTCCACTTTTGTAATTCTTTCTTTAAAGCATCTATTTCTTCTGCTAATTGCACAAAACCTTTTTCCAATATCTTTATTTTTTGGTCTGCTTCGTTTTCATCTTCCATATATTTAACCAAATAAGGAATCTTCTCAATGCCCTTAAATTGCTTTAAAATTACTTCAAGCACCTTTGGTATCAGTTTTTGAAGAACTATCGCAGGAATCACTATTTTACGCCTTTAACAACTGTTAATGTGGCATCATAGATAGCATCTAATAGTTCTTTTTCTTGTTTTTCATTCAAAATAGGAACATTTATGTCTTTATTTAGTTTTGCTACTACTTCATCTTTGTTATCAGTTAAGTATTTAATTACATAATCAATAGCAAAGTTCTTTAAAAAATCAGTTAGTTTTTTCATTATCTTTATTCCTTATAATCAATTTATTTACAATTTCTACTAATGCTTCGTACTTACTCTTTATTCCTCGCAATTCAATCTGCATTTTTTTCTGTTGGTCAATCAACTTAATGATTATCATTTCTAAACGCTTAAAGCGTTCTTCTAAATCTTCAATAAGTTCGTTCTGTATCCAATGTTGCTGTTTCCAAAGAAAATATCCCACAGGTATCAGTATTGCTATCGGCAAACCATATTGGTCTAAAAGTTCTATTGGATTCATTCATTACTCTAAATTCTTTATAATGTTAGATAATTCTATTGCTCTATTTGGTGTTTGCTTTGCCCATCTACTATCTAGCATTTCAACTGATGCTTTACCATATCGCTTATTCTCTAAATGTGAAATAGTTTTTTTAAACTTACTAAATCCTGAAACACCTAACTGATAGCACATCTCAACCACAACATCTTTTACTTCATCTTCTGCTGAACGCCACCAATGAAACTTTTTTTGTATCCTGTTCATTAGGTCATCTAACTTACGCATCAATATCATCTCTGCTATATCTTCATCAATCTCTAAATCCTTAATGGCAAAGCCGTATCCTATCGTGAGTACGTTCTCCGTACAGCGATATGGACGACTACGAAAGCCTTCGTGATGCTTAATGCGTTCTAATAAAGACATTTATTTAAATGACCTGCTATGTGTACGAGGATTGCCTGCTTCAACTATCGTAACACCACAGGCTTTAACTGAACCATGTGCTGCAAATAATTTATCTGTTGCTTCCTTTTGTATTATAACAGATTGATGTCCTCCTAATGTAAATGTTCCTATATCTGTTCCACCTGATTCTTCTAATGTAACTAAATGCTCTGTATCAACATTAGAAGTATTAAATATCCTAACAAATTCACTTGAACTTATATTAGATGCTCCTGCTGTATCTGTTCCTAATGATGCTTCTGTTGTTATTGGTTTAAATATAACTCCCATTATACTTCCTCAACTTTCCAACCTCTTGATTCATAGATTGCTTTATTTCCATCAGATAAATTTTCCCTTACTATAACATTTCCATTTGATTTAGTTATATGGAATATCCCTGATGTTTTTTTAGGTGTTGCTTTTTTAGTTGCTTTTTTCTTTTCAGCCATTATTAATTACTCCCTTTAAATAATCTTACCATTTTTATCAAAATTTAAACCTGCAAACATACCAATATTATCTGTGCCTTTGCCTTGCTTGCCTTTGTTAATTCTATTTCCTACTTCGCATACATAGTCGCTATATGCCATCTTACTGCCCTTATAATATGCCTGCTGACCTTTTTTATCATCTTCTACTAACTTAAGATTGTTGGTAGGGTCTAATTCAACTCCAAAATCTTTATTGTTTAAATTGCCAATGTCTTTTTTGTTATCCATCTTATCCTTGTTGTGCAGGGGAAGCAACGATACTTCCCCATACACGATTATACTATATTTACTATGATATTTCTGTAAATATTTCTACGCCATGTAAATCAACTGTTTCAGCGATTTCCCAATATCCATTAGCAACAATATCAGTACCTGCTTCTGCTGCTTGTCTTTGTGTTTCAATTTGGATAAAGTTTCCACCACCAAAATCAATGTATCCACAACCTAGTGCTGTGTTAGAATAAATAGCACCTTTTTTCTCTGTGCTATCTGAACCATCAGCAACTTGTGGAGAAGTGTAGAAGTTAATTCCTGCAAGAGATGTTACAAACCCTGCTTGCATAAATTGCTCTGATGCACTTGAACCACCTGCGAAAGCACCATTTGAACCATTAACTGCTGCAACTTGTCCTAACTCATTTGATAAACCAAATGAACCATACATTTGTTGTGGGTGTAATACTGCACTATAAGGTCTAGGAGCATCATTTGCTTCTAATGAAGCAACTGCGTCCATAATATCAACCCATCTTAAACCATCTGTTGATGAACCTTTTGATGTAGCAAAAGCATCAAACAATGCACAAACGTGATTGTCAAATTCTGCTGCTACTGCATTCCCTAATACTCTACCTGCATTAACCATTAAAGCATCTGAATTACCATGTGCTGCTAAATCAGTAACTTGTGCATACACATTGTTTCTCAATACTTCTAATGATACTGCTGTTGTTGTAATGCTTGCTGCACTACCTGTTGTTTCTTCTGCACCTGATGCAGAATTAGTAACAGCACTTGCAGCCATTTTAGAATATACAGGAATCTGAACAGTGTTAGTGCCTGCTGTTGCAGGAACCATTGTAATTGTTCTTGGTGTTACTGCTGCTTTGTTAAATTGAACTATTGCTGCTGCAACTGTCTTGCCTAATCCACCTGCTGCTACTCCAACATCTGTAACTGCACAAGGAGAATTTGCCCAAGCACCATGCAACGCATAATTCTGTAATCTTTCTATATTTCTCATTTTTTACCTCGTTTTTATATTTATCTAATGTAACCTTTTGTGCTACTCTGTAAATATGCTTCGCAACCTTTTGGGTCACGCATAGCAAATTCTTCCATAGACGAGTAACCCCCAAATTCGCCACTATCTTGTGGTTTAGCACCAACTCTTGATGAATCAATACCTGTACCTTTATTAGCACTTGCAGATTCAATATCTACAAATTCTTCTAAATCAGATAACGACATAGATGAAACAAATTTTTGCTTATTTTCAGGCAAACGATTAATTAACGAATCTCTCCGAGTTGTTTCATAGTCATTCCATTTATTAGCAGTAGAGGATAATTTTTCTATTTCTGCATCTTTTTCGGCTAAAAGAGTTGTATATTCTTCATTCTTCTTCATTCGTTCTTCTCTTTTTGCTTTATTAGAAGCATCAATTTCATTTAATTTTTCCTGCATTTTAGCCACTTGGCTTTTCAATTCATTCTTTTCAGAATTAACTTCTTGAAACCTGCTATATGGAATATCATTATTTTTACTAGCGTCTGTGCTAGGGTTTGTTTCGTTGTTTCCTTCAACTTGACTTGTATTTTCTTCTGACATTTTATCTCCTCTTTTGTGAGTGTTTTAAGTTGGAATAAGATATGTGATTTGCAACACATTATCCACCTTATTTATTTTTCAGTTATTATATCTTAAATGTGCCACCTTTGAACTTCAATTTTAGTTTTTTCTCTGTGTATTTCTTTGCTTCTTTTAAAAGATATTCACTTGTCTTTGAAGGTAATACTTTATTACCTCTATATAGATTTCTACCTAGTTTTTTTAATGCTTCTACTTTACCACCATGCGATACTGTTCCAAACTTAAACCCTTTGTTATTTGCAGTACCTATTAATTTAAAATCTCTAAACAAATCGCCTGTTAATACAGGTGATGTAGTATTAGCAAAAGCATTTGCTTGTCGTTTGAACTTCTTGGCTCTTTTTCTTTGTGAATATTCTTTTGATGTGTATGCTTTAAACTTTTTACCATCAATATCTTTACCTTCATCAAAGATATGTTTTCTATATCTATTGACTACTTCTACTCCTACTGTGCTAAAAAACTTAAAATCAAGCATCTAATAACTCCTGTGCTTCATCAGGATTATGAAATGATGTAGTTGTTTCTTGTGCTGCTAATTCCCAATTATGCCTACAATTTATTCCACCACCTTCTGTTAAACTATCTGACCAACCATTTGCTTCTATTTCTGCAATAGTTAAATTACCTGCTGCCATTAATTGTAAACAGAAATCTCTTGTTCTATCATCAGCAGGACCAATATAAGCATATCTAGTATTTTCAGGTGCTTTGTCAATCATAAATGCAGATACTGCTCTACTATAATTATTCATTCCATCTGTAACTATACGATTCAATCCTGCTGTTCCATATCCTTGTTTACCAATAACTGCAACTATTTCTCCTGCTGTTTTATTGTTTATAATACCATTCAATACTTGCTGTTTAATAGTAGAACCCATATTGACCAAATTAGCAGAGAAATATTGTTCTGATGCTATTAACAATGCTGATAATTCACTTTCTGATATATCACCAAAGAATTGTTTAGATAGCAATATATCTGTCTGTGCTGCTGCATATCCTGCCAATATACCTGATGTTTTCAGTTTAATTATTTCATCTATATTTATATCGTTGATTATCTTAACTGCTTCTGAATTGCTTTTACCTTTGGTTAATTCCATAATCGCATCAACTACTTCTTGTTGCACAATAGCAACTTTACCTGATAATTGTTCTACTTGTTTTCTTATAAAATCTTGGTCTGCCATTATACAGGTTTAGTCAATGCTTCCAATAGTGGTGATGTTTCTGCTGTTTCTTCTACTTGTTTGCGTTCTGCTAGGTATTCTTCTGCATCTTTTCTTTCAGGGAATCTATCGCTATCCATCTTCATTAATATATCTGCTACATCTATAATCCCTTTAGACAGTTCCCATTCCCATTGGTCACGTTGTTCTTGTGCAGTTAATACATCTGCTGTTTCACCAAAATCAACAGATTCTAATTCTCCTGCATCTACCATCAGTTCAGTAGTTAATACTTGACGTTCTACATCAAATAACTTATGCTCTATATCATTCCATTTAACAATATCAGATTTCTTATCATCTTGCAGTTCTTGATTACGCAACCTTAATGCCACTCCTGATTCAGCAGTTGTACCATCTGCAAATGATGTAGGTAAATGATAGTTCTGTGCCAACATCTTATAACTTTCCTTAATACTATCTGTAAGTGCAGGAACAGAGTTCGGTGGAGAAGTGACATTTAATGTTCCATCTACACCAAGATAATATATTTGGTCTTGTCCTATTTCTAAATCTTTTTTATCTATTTGGCTGCCATTTGCATAGATATATCCGAAAGATTGAAAATGAATGTTGGCACTTTTATTCGTTTCTGCGACATTCAGCACAGTGTTTGTTTTAATTATATCATTAGCAGGCTCAGTATCTAAATAGGCATACTCAGGTCTGCCTTCTCTAAAGCACTCTACAAATGGTAACATACCATAAAAGTTTATATGTTCAGGATTATTCTCATCATCATATATCTTACCATTCCTGTCATATATAAAAGTATTCTCCATATCCCAATATGCAAATAGTTCAGGAGTAGTATCAAGTACCTCTGATTTAGTAGATAAAGGATAGGTATATGCAGTAGGACGCATAGGGTCATCACCAAACATAGGCTCAAAATCATGTATAATGTCATAGTCTAGCATACCATTTCTAAATGTTACTTTTAGCAAACAACTATCAAGCAAGTTAGTAAAGCGTTCTAATCTCTGCATCTTAAAATCTTTTTCACAGAAATAATCATTTACTTCAGGCTTAGTATATTCTCTTTTAGGTGCAATCATATATACAAGTGATACCCTGTCTATAATTCTTTTAGTTATATTTACGTTAGCAATAGGTATTTTACTTGACAATCCTGATGAAAAGTATTTCTGAGTATATCGTTCCGTTCTGCCATTATAGTAATCTAACGCCTGTTCTCTGCGTTCTCTCCACTTATTCTTGGCTTGCTGTTGTGCGTTCCATTGTGATTGCTTATCTACTAAGTCTTGTATCTTTGGTATCATCTATCTACACTCCATAATTTGGGTTTAATTGTAGGATAATTCCACTCAACTGAATACCCTAACGCATCTGTCAAGTGAGTTAATTCCTTATTGCTTTTGTCAATTTCTCTTGTGTTTGGTTTGTTAGTCGTTCTTTCTAAATCGTTAATTAAATCTTGGCATGATGGGTCTATAATCATATTATCCTGTAACGCTTTATTCATAGCATTTACACGATTAACTACTAATGGGTTAATATGTTTAACCATCACCTTAAAATGTCGCCTTAAAATGTCAATATCGCTATATCTAGCACTGCTATGCTTTGCTCTACCTGTTGCATCAGGATAACTATAATACACATTGTTTGGATAGTCCTGCTTTATTTGTTGGCACAATCTTTCTGTAAGTAAATCACCCTCACCTGCATGGGAAAGTGAGTAGGTTTTGAAAATCCGTATGTTTGGCTTGTTGTCGTACTGCTGCCAAAGCACGGCACATAAGGGGTCTGTGTTAAAGTCTTGGCCGAGATGAATGGGTTTTTTAGGATTATACTTGACTTCTTTGACATTTTTCTCCCTGTTAAATGAATGATATGTTGATAGTGCAGATAGATTTACAAACTCTCCATCTCTATATGCTTTTAATAATGCGTCATCATAGTTAGATTCTAATAGTTTGATGTACTGCTTTGGTAGATATGTATTGTCTGTGCTTTTGCCCTTAACTAAATATCTATCTTCATTTGCATCTGTTACAAATATCTTATGCGTATAATGGAATCCTTCAGGTGATGTTACAATGTATATTTCACAATTATCAGAACCTCTCATACGACCAATAGCCTTTTTAAATGCCATATCGCAATTCTTCCATGATTCAACATCAAATTCATCAAACCCTATAAATGTTAATTCTGCACCAATAATCCTTTGTGGTTTCTGTAACTGATAAATCTTAATGTTTCCTGCTGCTGTTCTGAATCTATGTTTAGATTGATTGTATTCATAAGGACAATTCATATTTTCTAACAACTCTTTGAATGGTGCAACAAACAATTCTTCTGCTAAATCATAAGTAGGATAGATAACCCAACCATTAGACAACCCTTGATGATTAACTCGCTTAAACATATTGAGTAATGTTTTACGAATGAATATATGTGTTTTACCTGCTCCATATCCTGCTACTAAACCATTGATTGATTTATCTGATGTAAGGAAATCCCATTGATGTGGGAAATAATCATCTTTATTAAATCGCAGTTTATACATCTATGAACTCAACACCATCAACAGGATTCTCCCATTTAACTTCTTGCTTTTCTGTTTGACCTAATATTTGCTTACCTAACCATATAAGCATAGTTACATTACCTTTGTCTGCTGCTTTCCATTGCATCTGTCTTAATCGTATTTTTCCCTTATCCCTGCCTTTTATCAGAAATTCCGAATAACTCTTTTCAATTAAATCTGAACTGCAACCAAAAAATGATGCAATTTCAGTATTAGTGCAACCAAATGATGCTAACTTTTCTACTTGTTCTGTATCTATATTATATTTCTTTGGTCTTGCCATTACTTGTCAAACCCCTTCAATGGATAAAATATAAGGCTATTTCTGTAACCACCTTCTGAATGTGGTATAATAGGAGATACTCCGTGAATGCTTTTCCAAGCAGGATAACATATCATAGAATTATCAGAACATTCAATAGTAAGCCCATAATCTGGTACATCTAAATAGCCACCTTCTGAATCAAATCTTTTAGAAAATATAACATTTACTGTATCTTTTAAGTTCCCTGTATCTCTATGGTAATTAGCAGATATATTATAATTAGATATTGAACTTGTATATAGGTCGCTGAATCTCCATCTTTTTGCTGTATTTTCATTCATTACTTGTTTCTGTTTTTTATATATATTTGGTAAATGTTTTTTAATTAATGTTTCTGACTCTCTGCACAGCAGCATCATTGCTTTTATAAAGTTTCTTGCTTTCTTTTTTCTATGAACTGATGATATGCTTGGATAGGGTCTCCTTTGCATTGGAGATGCTGGAATACTTCCAATAATCGTAGAGTATTGTTCCACTCCTGATGCTCTTTTCATTACACTTTTAGGAACATTATCACCTCTAAATTCTTTATTTGATATTTCAAGCAGTTGTTTCATTTTACCTGATACAGATTTAATATAAAATCCAACAGGCTCTCCATCTATTGTAAATAAAGTATCTTCTGTAATGTTTGCAGTTTTATTACAACACTTATCTCCTACCTTTACATCGTGTTTAATATGTTCCAGTTCTAAATTATTCATAGTTATTTTTTCCCAAGATAATCATTTAAAAATCCTAATACTAATCCACCAACATACTCATCATCTTTTCTTAATTCTTTTAAAATTCTATAAGCCTGTTCGTAATCTTCTAGTGTAAATTCTATTTGAATTGCTTTTCTTGTCCCATCAATCATTCCATTAATTTCATCATCAAGGCTATCATCATCAAGTGCAGAATAATCAATGTCGGTAAATCCTGCTAATTGATTTTCATCAAATCCCCAATCTTTTAATTCTTCCATTTCAAATAAATTTGCTAAAATATCATAATCCCAACTACCTGTATTTTTATTTAGTCTTATATTTAACTCTTTCTCTTTATCATAAGTTAAATCAATCTCAACACATGGTACTTTATCAATACCCATTGTTTTTGCAACCTTAACCCTTTGATGCCCACCAATAATAATACCTTTTCTATCTTTGTTTTTATTAACAATAATAGGGTCTATTAAACCAAATCTTGATATACTATCTTTTAGTTGTTTATATTGTTCATCAGATAATTGTCTAGGATTATATTCTGCAAATATTAAATCATCTATCTGTTTTTGTGTAATCTTATTAAGCATTATGCCCTTTTTTGCTTGGATTATTATACTAAATTGATTTAGTAAAAGTAACCTTATTTATTTTTCAAGTAACTAACAATTTCTAGTAACAATTCTTTCTACTAAATTAGAACTTATAAAGAATTTTTTACATACTATCTTTGTTCTTTTTTTATAAGAATAATCTGTGTGCCTTAAACCTTCCCAAAATGCTCGTATAATAGTATTTCTTATTTCTGTATGATTAATTAACCTATCTACATCATAGAATTGATTTGTGTTTATCTCAATTCTTTTCTTCATATTCCTCAACTATCATTATTTCTGTTCTAGGGTCGTCTGAATATAATTTTTCTGCATATATTCTTACTACTTGGCTATCATCTACAATATAACCTTCTTTACCTTGTAGTGCATCTAATGCAAACTTTATCAGATTATCTATATCAGGCTTTTTATCCATACGAATATTCTGCCATCTATCTTTTACCAATCCTGCATATTTACCTGTCCTGTAATGCGATTTTGGTCGCTTCATGTAGAATTTAATATTAACATATAATGGAAAGATTAATGGTGCATCTAATGTCTTAAATATTTTTGCACTATTCAGGAATTGTTCTTTGTCTTGTTTGCAAGGGTCGTATGTTCCGAACCTGTGGTGTCTATGTCTTTGCTGTGGTCTAGGATTGCCTTTTATTTCTAAATATACTTGGATTATCGTTCCCCATCACTTATTAAAACACCTAAAATAAAACCAATAATGAATACAATAATATATATTAGCATCAGTTTTATAAACAAATTATATTATATCCCATACATCTCATCATTAAAATCTTCAAACAAATATTCACCTAGCATTTCACATACCATAAAATCACAATGTGTATTACTACATTCCAATCCCATCTGTGTGTCATCTTCTGATATTGCAAATTCTGCTTCTTTTAAAGGTGATATACATTTAGGGCAATTCATACTATATCCCTATCAAAGTCTATACATTGTTTTGTAATCATGTGTTTAAGCCTTAATTTGGGTACTAGAACCCACAATAATGATGTTATGCCTACTTTTACTACTATTGACATTATTTCATTCATAAACCATAATATTTCCATTGTTGCTTCACTCATTGTTTCTCCTATTTTATTCTTTTAATTAAATGCGTATTCTTATTTATTGGTATTATTTCAAATAATCCATTTAGCATATTTCTTCTATTTGCCATACCAATCCAACAAAGCCTAATAGTTTCTCTTGTTCTATCTTCTACTTTTATAGATTCTCCAACATCTAACTTTTTCATTTTATTTAAACAATACCATTTATAATTCAATTTACCTTTACCTCTGCGAAAAGTAGATGCAAATTTATTCTTATATGCAAACTTGGGTTTATTTAATAGGCTTTCAGGCATAATTAAATGTTTTTCTATCCACTCCATTTCTTTTGGTGTGTAATGTTTTCTTAATGTATCTAATATGCAATCCCTATTTTTGTAATTCATCTGTACTCTCCAAAGCATAAGTTAAAAAATGATTTAATTTTTTTAGTATTCTAATATCCATAAATCCCATATGTATTATATCACCATATGCTGTGCCTAATTTTAATTCAAAAAAACTTGGTCTTTTTTTATTTTGTTTATTTGTGCATATTTCAATTTCTAATAATCCCATTTGTTCTTCTCTTAATAATTCACCATTTTGCTCTACCAATTCTTCACCCATACTATGTTGAAATTTTAATATTTGATAATCATCATACCAAATCTTATCTCCATTATATGATATAGAATCACCTATACATCTTCTTATAGCACCACTTTTTTTATATTTTTTAATTTTTGCTTCTGTCATTTGTTTCTCCTTTTGTTATTTTATTTTTTTATCTATTAGTTTTTTACCTATATATAGCACCATAATCACAAATATTATTGATGCTACATCTAAATAATGATTTCCTGAATCTGATTCTATTGTGCCTATTGGTGTTTCAATAGACATCTTTTTAGAAGTTAATGTTGTATCTAATCCTATATGTCTAGGTTTCATTTAATCTCCTATTAATAAAATTGATTATCTTTTTCCCATCTGCTTATCATCTGCATTTTCATATCTATTATGCTATTAACAAAATTTAAATACTTATTATCTATTTCATACCAATCTGCATCTAATGGTTCACCTTTACCTTTACCCTGCTGCATAATTGTGCCTTTTGGATTCAATTTTCTATGTTTTATCGCATTTTCTTTCCTAATCCAACCACATACAGTTAATTCTTTTTTATTGATATTTATGCTGCAAAATATATATCCATGAACATCATACTCCATTTGAGATTTTAATATGTTATATATGAATCTTTAACATCAACTGACCTAGTCATTGTTTTTACATCATATCTTTTACCTTTGTATTTTAAATCATAACCACCATCATATCCTGATTTTCCATCTATATATGGTAAATTAAACATTTCCCTAACAACACATTCACCAACTATTCCAACTAATTGCTGACCTTTGTTGCCATTATGCTTATCTCTTTGACCAAAATTATGTTCTTCTAATTGCTTTTTACAATGTGCTATTATTTCAGGTTTTATTTTAACTTTTAATCTTTTCATTA